CTGCGGCAGCTTGTTAATCGTGAGGCACGGGCGCGCGTTAATCGTCTGGCCCTGCACGGCCCCGCGGGTCTGGAGCACGTCGGCGGGCCACTGCCACTGGTTGTCGGGCGAGCCTGCCATAAACCGCAGGTCGTCCAACTCGTCCTCGCGGCTGTCCGCGTAGGCCGCCATCGCCATCTGGAGGCGGCTGCGCATGGTCGCCATCTTATCGTCGTCACTCGACGACTTGGCCGGGTTAGAGCCGACGTTGGCCACTTGTCCGGCCTTCTGGATGCCTGTGGGGTCGGCCATATTACTTCTTTTTGCCCTTCTTGGCAGCGTCACGCTTTACCGCATACGCGATGGCAACCGCCTGCTTTTGCGGCTTTCCAGCCTTGATCTCGGCCTTGATGTTCTGCCGGAACGCCGTTTTCCCGGCCGATTTGACCAGCGGCATGTTACTTCTTCTTGGCCGGCGTCTCACGCATCCGCGTGACGACGCTAATGGTGTCCTTGGCCGGCTTGCGCCGCATCAGCATGGCCTCGCTGCGGGCCTCTTCAGCCTGCCGGCGAGCGTGGCTGTCGAGTCGGGCCTGCGTAATCGGCGGTGCAGCGCGGTTCTGCGCCGGCTTGGCCATCGGCTTGGGCTTGGCAGCCTTGGGGCCGTCGGAAAAGGTAATGCGGACGGGATACTTAGCCATTTACTTGCCTTTCTTGGCGGTTTTGGCGCTCTCACGGAACGCTTTGGCGGTCGGAGCGCCTTTGGCGCCCGGTTTGCGCATTTTTTCGCCTGATCCGGCCTTGATGCGTTCGCGTTTGGCGTGAATTGCAGCGTATAGTCCTGTTTTCATGAGCATTTCCACCGCTTGAGGCTGGCCCGGGCGCGTTCGCCGTCCTTGGCCTTGGCTGCAACCGCGCCCATTCGGGCGCAAAACGACTTCTTGCGGCCTTCATCGGCCTTGGTCTTGGGGTTGGGCGCCGGCGGCTTCAGTTTGCTGCCTGTGGCGGCGTTATACTTAGCCCGGCCCTTGGCGGTCAGCCCAGCGCCTTTGGACACCGGCAGCTTTTCGCCCCGTCCAACGGCCAATGACACTGATTTGCGCTTGTCGGCCATGCAGTTTAGCTGCCCATCCAAGATGTAGAAATCCCAGCCCCAGAATACCCACGTCGAGGGCTTCTGTCAACGCGGTCGCCGCGCATCTCTCTGGAGGCTACCGGGAAGGCAAATGTCAGCGCAATCGCGTCCGCGGCGTCCGGAGAGGCCAATCCGCGCGCCTTCATGTCTTTCTTGCTTTCGAGGAAGATCGTACCTTTGCTGTCGGGCTTAATTCGCGGGCCAATCAGGTCGGTCTTCAGGAAGCGATCCTCTGGCACGCTGGCCTCTTTCAGCCAGTCGCGCATGGCACCCCACATCTCGGCGCGCTTGTTGCCGTACATGATCTGCTTCTGCGCCTTGTTGCCGAAGTTGACGCCTCTGATCTTGTACCGCTGCTCCTTGAGCCGGTCCACGACGCCTGCCCCCAGCCCGCCCTCGTCGATGCAGACCAGCGCTGGCTTGTACTCCTCAATGGCCTCAATCACGTAGCCGACCACTTCCATCGTGTCGGCACCGCGGTGGCGCTTGAGCGCGATGATGTCGCGGCCCTGCCGCACGGCGATGACGGTCGCGTCGCTGCCGAACCGCGCCGGATCGACGCCGATGCTGATCGGCGCGCTCTCGTCCTTGTAGCGCGGCCGGCGCATGGCGTCATCGACCAGATTGGACGCAATGAACTGATCATCGCCTTCGGACGGAAACATGCCGTAGACTTCGACGTTGGCTTGGTAGCTGTCGGCCCCGTACTCGTCGATAATGCGCTGGTAGAGGTTTTTGTCCGTCCCTTCCACGTCGCGCGCGTCGATATTGCGGGTGCGCCAGAACGCCCGCTTGGCGTGGAACGTCTCGTAGAAGTACCCGGTGTTGCGCCGCGGGTTGGAGAACGCCAGATGGAAGCGGTGCGGTGTATTTTCCGTGAAGAAGCCGTCCGCCACCGACCAGATGCTGTCGGGGATACCGCTGGCTTCGTCGAATACCAGCATGACCCCATCGAAGTTGTGCACCCCCGCGTAGGCGTCCGGGTTTTCTTCCGACCACAGCCGACCTTCGACCGACCAGTAGCGCGTGCCTTTCTTGAGGTCGCGCTCGACGATTTCCGTCAACCACTTGGCCGGCATGATGCGCGTCGCTGCAACCTCGAACCAGTGGCTGTTCAGCGCCATCGCCAGCCACTTGGTAATTTCCGCCCATGTGACCGACCGCAACTGCGCTTCGGAGTTCGCCGACACGATGGTGGTCGAGCCGATGCGCGTGGACAGCATCCAGATCACCAGCCAAGAGACAAGGGCCGACTTGCCGATCCCGCGGCCTGACGCAACCGCTTCGCGGAACACGTCGAAGTCGATCTTGCCGCTGTTGGCCTTGATGTGGTCGCGGATGTCGCTCAGGATTTGCCGCTGCCATTTGCGCGGCCCGTCGAAGTGCTCCAGCGGCGTGCCCGGCTCGCGCCACGGGAACGACAGCAGCACGAACGCCAGCGGGTCATCCTTGATGGCCGGCGACCACAGCCGCGCCATCAATTCCATCTCGTCTTGAGCGGAGTAGATCGGCTGCTGCATCAGAACATGTTTTCGTACGGGTTGAACCCACCAGCCATGCCGTAGCTGCCGCGGCCCATCCCGTAGGTGCTGCCCCCGTAGCCGCTGTAGCCGCCGTCGCCCGGTACGGACGGCGCGCGCTGACGCCCGAATGGCGACGCTTGCGGCGCGGCGTAGTTGCCCTGCCGCCGGTTGCGGGCCATAAAGTTCAGCGGCGCGGCCGAGGGGCCTAATACCTGTTCGCGCTGCACGCCCTGCATCGGCAGCCCTTGGTAGGGTTGGAACGACGCCGTAGTGCTGAAGGCCGGCAGTGTCGGTAGGCTTGCCATTGTCGGAAAGGGCTGGCCAATCTGCATCATCAGCGGCCCACCGCTTTCCATAGGCATGTACGGCAAGAACCTGCTATTCATCGCGTTGCGCATCAACCGTCTCCGTCTGGTCGTGCAGGTCTTCTAGCGCATTTACCGGGCTATAGATACCCTCGATGACGCGGGTCTGCGCGCGCTCCAGCGCCCCGATAACCGAGATTTGCTGGTCCACGTTCACGTCGATCTGCTGCTTCGCTACCCACCCATGCTGATGCTTGAGGATGTTCAGCGCCGCCGTGGCGTCGCCGTCCTGCGCCGCCTCGTAGAGCGTCTTGGCCGCATTGAACTCGCCGTCGGCCCGGCCTTTCATCTCAGCCATCTCCACCAGCGGGTCAAACTCCGCCAGCCGCCGGTACTGCGCCGGGGTGAGGCCAGCCTTGAACGCAAGGCTGTCGCCCTTGAGGCCGTAGCGGGCCGCTTCATAGATGGCTTCCAGACGCGCCTCAGTGGCTTCGACGCGCTCGGGCGTGAACGGCAGTGAGTAGAAGGTCATGGCGCCGTACTATATTCTGCTGCGAGGCGTTTTGCAAATTTCAAAAAATAAAAAATTGTCTGCGGTCCGTGCCCGTGACAATCACGCGGCGCTCGGCCCCACCCCTCCCCCCCTCCAGCCGGCCGGCAATCCGGAATTATGCTGCAATGCAGCAAAGCGCGTGGCCATTTTTGCCCTGGGCAATCTAGGTAGTGACAAAACCCATTCGCGGCGTGGCGCGCACGGACCATTACGATCCGCGCGCTGGCCTAGCCTTTCATCCTTTCAACCCTGTTGCGTAATCTTGCGCGGCGTAAAAGTTTGCCGTCATACCTTCATAGTCCGTGGCGCTGTTGTCGCGGGGGAAGGCCTTGATGATTTCGCCGGTGTTGAGGTTGACGACGTTGGCGTCGCCGGTGCGCTGGTCAAGGGATACGATCACAGTCATGTCAGTTGCTCCTTTGTTGATGCTTCACACCTTACACAAGCCAACACGGTTTGCAACATATTTGTTTGCAAATTGCGTGGACTTTTTGCGTGGGGGGCCAAACCCGAGCCAGTTCCGGTTCTGGGCGTTCTAGGTAGTTTGAAACGAAGTCGCAATCGTTCCCAGAATATCTCTTATTGCGAACCATTCTTAACAACCATAAAATCTTCGGGTTGGTATCTTTCTAACTACCTAGACCGCCTAACTGGTATGCAACCCTATGGATTTGAGCCTATATTTTCTGGTCATCCACGCCGCGCTAAATGACCTAGCATTCTACCTAACCCGCCCAGAAATCGCGTTGACGCTCTTGCGTTACTAACACCAGTGTAAGTAGTGCAACAAAGTCTGCTGCAATCCTAGGCAATTCTGGGTAATCGCATGACCAGACTTTTCGGAGTTCCGCTCTGTTTCAGTTACGTTAAGCGGTAGCTACCGCTTAACGTAAAAACTTTTTGCTGTCAAGGGCCGATTAGTGACAACTTTTTTGTTGCAATGCTGACTTTGTGGGTATA